TCAAAGTGTCCATTTAAATTTGACCACAACAATCGTCTCGGGTCGAGCGGAGTCGGCCTTGATGGGCCAGTCACGCGATCCGGGAATTGTGTCGTACAGCTCTGGCATGTGGTCGAGCTCTGTCTGCTGCCCGTATGCCTCGTACTCGATGTACAGCCGGTTGTGCAGGATGAACGAGCGCACCAGCGTGTTAGGGTCTTTTGCGAAACCGAAGTCGGCACCGAAGAACAGGCGATCGGCCTCTTTCCAGAGATTTTCTGAGAACTCAGCAATCCGGTATTTTCCGGCCAGCACCTGCTTATCAGAGTTTTCGAGGTAAGCGCCTTCCCACACCCATGCGTATGTAGCCGGGTCGAGGCGTCGCTGATCGTTCTGTCGCTCGCCTTCCAGCACGTCGGGGAACCACGGGTTATCCGTGTAGTTCATTTCAACGGTGATGCAGTCGTCACCAGCCTCTTTGCGGAAACGCTTGTCCGTGGCGCTACCGTCGCGCTCCGGGTTCCACGTCACCCAAATCTCTGAACCTTCCTCACGAACCGTCGGGCTCAGCTTCTGCCAGGCTATTTCGCTGACTGATTCAGCCTCATCAACCCAGCACAGCAGGATGCGCGCTTTCGACTTGATGCTGTCGAGGTTATGCCGCAGACCGCAGAACACGTAGTTAACGCTCTTGTCGATGGTGCGGATGTACTTCTCGCCGATATCAAAGTTGGAAGCCAGCCAGGGAACAGACAGGATCGCCTGTTTCACCTCCTGCATACTCGACTCTTCCAGCGAGTTCATGAACTCACGCGCGCAGAGCACCACCCCGCTTTCACCGTTCATCATCGACTGATATGCCTTTACGGCTGTCATCAGCGCGAATGTGCGAGTCTTCGCGCTGCCACGCCCACCGTGCGAACACCGGTAACGCTTATTCACGGCGGTGAACAGTGGTGCAAGCTTCGCGGGGATCGGCAGTTGAACGGCTTCACTCATGCTTTCGGCTCAACAGGGAGTAACTGGATGATTGTCGGCTGCGGAGTCATGCTGCCATCAGGGCTTGTATGCTCGACTTTCTGGCGATTAGTGTAGGCATCGCCCATTTCTTTGGCGGCCTGCTCGATAAGCTGCGAGGTCATGCCGTAGTTCTTCATCTTTTCAGCATTGGTCGCCATTCGGTCGAGAACGCGCAACCGGTACGCTTTATTTGCGATCGGGATGTCGGCGATCTCATTCTGGAATCGTTTACGGGTAGCGTTGAACAGGTCAATCCACTTCTGGCTCAACTTGGCCGCCATTGCGTTGCCGGGCGTATATTGCGACACCTGCTGCCGCGAGACATCGATGCCGTATTCAGCCTTTACAAGCTCAATGACTTTTACTGGCGGCTCGTAGCAGGCGAGCGATTGAACGATGAAGGCTTTAACCTCTGTCGATAATGCTGCCATCGGTTACCTCCATGACAATCCTAATAAAGTCTATGCCAGCTTCAACATGCACGTCCCGCATGATCTGGCTATATCGATGTGAGCCACTTCTGCTGGCGCATTGGCCGCATCAACGAGCTCCTGTACTTCTTTGCTGGCACCGTATCGACGTACGACACCAGTGAATTCTTCGACGTCGTGGCCGCGCAGTGTAAGCACTGGCTGCCCGGTCCCTTTGTTGAACTTAGGCGCGCCGAAATCATCGGTGGCCTGAGCGATGTGGTAAAGCTCGTGCTCTACCAGTGCGCAAAACTCGAGGTCACTGCATTGTGAGCAGTAATCGGCTGCCAGGGTGATGATGAACTTCGGGATTCGCCCGAACCATTCATGCATCTGCTGTTCCATTCTGGCTTTCTGCCAACCACCGGCGCGTAGCATTACCTGCTCGGCTTGGCCGAGGACATACCGCCCTTTCTTAGCGAACGAATCGGACGCCCACATGAAGCAGAGGTCAGCCTCTAACAGGTGTTCGTGGTCAGGGTTATGGATGCTGCCGGAATCGCTGAGGATTTGGCGGCTTACCCACTCATGCACTTCATTGGCAGGTATCAGCCTGGTGTATGGCTGCCAATTATCGGAGGCGATGAAGTTAACTGGCGGATATGGCCTGCGCTCGTCATCGTTAACCATGGGTTACTCCGGAATTTCTTTCTGTTTCTCGATCGCTGCGAGGGATAAAGCTGTCATTGCATATTCTTTCTCGCTGGCATTGCTGCACAGTTTCAAAATCTGCTCCTTCAGGTCGAAGATTTCGCTTCTGATTTCCTCACCCAGAGTTGAAACAGCACCCAAGATAACCAGCCTTTGAACTTCAAGCTCTTTGCTTATCGCCATGACTTACTCCGTTGCTTGTTCTGTTGGCTGTTCGGTCTGCTCTGCCTGTATCGGCATAAATTGCACGCGCTTCACATCGGCAGGAGCGAAGTAAAGCCATTCGCCCGCCTCGGTCGCCAGCGGCACAAAGCCATTAACCAGCTCAGGCTGACGTCGTGACATCTTGCCCGTGAAGGTTTCGCCTGTTTGGGTGGTTAGCGTGATTTGGTAGATGTCGGACATTTAGAGCCTCTTTATCCGTTTGTTGGGGTATTGCCATTACGATGTGCCTACCCAAGGTGATGGCAACAAAAAACCGCCCGGAGGCGGCGATTACTGTTCAAAGAGTTGAGTTCTTAGTTCTGAATATTGTGTTTGCTTCTTCACACTTTGATTGTAACTGCACTAGCCTTTCAGCTATGTCACTGCTTGGGCAGTTCGACACTATGCAATACCCCTCAACCCACGCCTCATCACCACTTTTTGTGAACAGGCTTTCGAATATCTTTACCCAGTCACTGCTTGGTACACGCTCCAGCTCAAAGAACTTTAATGCACCACTCCCACGTTTTGTTCTGTGCTCATCAAATCCCAGGATTTTCATTCTTCATCTCATCATTGTTTACTGGGCAAATTTTTAGCACTTATCTGAGGTTTTTTCTAATTACCAAAACTTATAGGCATCACTGTTTTCCCATTATCAAGCCCACCCGGAGATGAGCTTTGTAATGGAAAGCCGCTGTGAAAGTGGCTCTCAAAAACCACAGATTTGTGGTTATGCGGCCAAGCGGTGCTGCTCTTCGATAAGTGGCTGGCGGTGATTACGTTCGAACATGCCGCGCAGCACTTCTTTGCGTTGTTCGAAGTCCCACCCCATGCTGATGAATACCGTATTGGCGCGCTGTAGCTCGGTGATGCAGTGAATTTGTTCCGGCGTCAGGTAATCGCGGATCGGCTCTTTCTTCCCGATTTCGTGATGCACACGGAACTTGGCCGCCGTCATGCCCAGCGCCAGCCGGTTAATCAGGTCAGCTTCGTTGCTGAAGTGATGCGGGGCGATTTGCTTACCCTGCGCCTCACGCTCATGCTTGATGGCGTCGGTCATTGGTTTGTATTCCAGGCGCGCGGAGTTGCGGTCCATCTTCTTTTTCGCCAGCGCACTGCGCATAGTGAAGAATTCAGCTACCAGGCGCTTTTTGAATTCACGCACAACTTCATTGTTTCGCATGTAGGTGATCAACAGCGTGGTTTGCTGTTCGTTTAGCAGTGCTATTTCCTGCTTCTGCATGCCTCCACCGGTTTGAAAGGGTCGCATTTCAAATTCCACCCTTCCGAACTCTTCGAGGTCGCTTTTGTACTTCCTGATGAGTTGAATCACTGGCTTGTGATCCTTCATGACACCACTGGCGATCACTGCCGAGTTGGTGACCAGGTCGAGCTTCTTGATTTCAACTAATTGCATGGCGTGTACCTTTCTTTGAGATGAACCTTTGCCGCATAGGAAATCAGCCCGTCGAGGCTCGCCAGCACTAACTGACTTCCTCAAAGGCTCATTTCAAAGGGTATGGTTCGACGTGGGTTGAATGCGCTGCGGTGCGCGGTGAAATTCGGGCATAAAAAAGCCCGACCGAAGTCAGGCTCTGTTATTTGGGTGACGAATCACTTAAGACACTGCCCTTTGATGTAGTCCTGCATGCCGCGAATCATTTTGTCAGCGGTTGCGATTCCGTCCCGGTGATCGAAATAATTCCGTCGAGCGTCTTGAGTAAGTTCGGGGGTTCCTGCATCATCCACGCCGGTGGCGGAGGTGGCTTTTGACACTCCAGGGCAGGTTGCGGCGATGCGCAGCCGTTTAGCGCCAGAATCGACATCCCGACGCAAATCGTTAATGGTTTTTTTCGCATCGGACAATTCCTTCGTGTATTTGGCATCCAGTGCAGCCACATCTCTCTGGCGGGCCTGCATGTCTTTGATGGTGTCGTTAGCCATGCGGAGACTCTTGGTGGCTTTATCTCGCTGGTCTTTGTAGGTGATGGCGTTGTCGCGGTAGTGGTTCACGAAGAACACCAGCATGCCGATCACCGCCACCACCAGCAACTGCAACCAGTAACGCTTGACCAGTGCACCAATCACGACAGGAACAGAGCGCGCTCTGCCTCACGGCGACGTGTCAGGCCATTCAGCACCTTCCCACCAGCTTTATTCCAGCGCAGGAACTCATCGGCTGCACCAGCGTAATCACCGGCGTTGAGTTTTCGCAGAAGGGTCGATGTCGACAGTGACCGAGCGCCGAGGTTATACGTGAACGACACCAGGGCGTCGAATTGCCCCTGAGTCAGGCTGACTTTAACCAGGCGAGACACGTCGTTTTCATAGCTGACCAGCCCGGTCTTCAGCAGACGTTCTGCTGTTTCCTGCTTAATCGTCATCCCGGCGCGGATTGGTTTGCCGTCTACAGGCTGAGTCCAGCCATAGCCAATCGTCCACACTCCGACGCTGTCCTGGTACGCGGTGAGTTTGCAGCCTTCGAACTGCTTGATCAGGGCAATGCCTTTCTCACTGGTTTGCATTCTTCATCCCCGTCAGGCGTTCCCAGAAGTACGTCAGTGCTACGGAGCCCATTGCACCGCTAATTCCAGACGTAACCAGGATCATGTATAGGCTCAGACCACTTTCAACGCTGATCAGGCCACCAATGAGACCGGTAAAGCCGGACACTGCAATTTGTGCCAGCGCGTTGATCCAGCTCCAGGTGGCTTTGTTCTGCTTAACGTCAATAAGGTATCGGACCAGGCCGCCCCAGCATGACAGAGCAAGGACAATCAGCCATGACACTCCGGCAATGCTTTCTTTATCTTGCATACGTTTAGCCATATCACCTCCGAAAAAACGGGGTGCTGTTTGTGTAGAGAGGAAAGGCCGTCAGACACGATAGCTACGTGGCATCTGGAATTGATTGTCTGCGGCCTGAATAAAAAACCCGGCGACAGGCCGGGAAGATGAGGGTAAGGCAATGTCGGCTCTCTGTCCGAAGGGTCCCAGGTAGTGGGTTTGGTTTGTGGTGGCCGGCGCTGATCTCCGGCTTGCTGCGACTGCCTACAGCGGGCTACGTGGCCACACCGAATCCAGCGAAAGATTCTTGCCCTTGCGCATCAGCCTGCGCATTCACCACAACGGACAGAGCACTGAGCACTTCGCGCCAACTCCATGCTGCTGCGTGGGTTGGGTTATGAGCCCTTCACGCCAATGCTCTTTCCTGTTGTGCAGATACGAAAAAGCCCAAGGCGTTAACCTCGGGCTTGAATTCTTTGTGTCGACAATCAAAGCTATGGCGACGATATCAGATTTACATGAAATATATGCGTTTCAATCCAGTTTTGCAAGACTTGAGTCTAAATTTGTCGCCTTTTGTTGTGAACGTGATCGCGTAACCTGTAACAAAGCTCCGCTGTCCAGGCGCAGGAAGATACGTCGCATCTCAACCCAGCGGTCCGTAAAGGTCTCTGACCAGTTCTTTGGTGTTACGCCAACCAGCGACGCCAGCGCCTTATATTCGTACGTCTCACGCCCTGTCAGCCCCGCTTTCACGTCCTGCGCCGCCAGCCAGATAAGCTTCTTCAGGCGCTCCATCGTCTTGCCAGCTACTTTCTTAGCGCCGAGTTGCTCACGGAACTCTGACCACGCCCACTGAGTTATCGCCACCTGATACTCGAAGCGGATGTTCTCGCTGTAATTCCACAGCAGCCATGCCTTCTGATGGTCTTCCAGCGACAGGACAGCGCGGCGCCACGATGCGGTCACGAACTCAATTGGCCCCACCAGCGCGATTGACGATCCCTTAGCGCGGGACTGGCTGCCGCTCATCGCCGGGCCGTCGGGGTTAACTTTCCGGCCGGTGATCGGATCAGTGATTTTCTTACGTCCCCGGCTGCGCGCCGTCGCGGTAAACTGCGCATTTTCGGCGAAAGCTACCAGCTGCCCTTTCGTCGCCCCACTCAGGTCTGCGGTCGCCACAATGAGCTGCTGACGTACGTATTCCAGTTGCTGACTGTTCATTGTGCGGCTCCTGCTGGGTGATAGATGCGAACGAAGTTACGGAGAATACGGTAATCGACCAGCACGGAACCCGGACGGCGGTAAATCCGGAGGCGCTGCCAGCGCGTGCGGAGTATCTCAAGCGTTTCTGGTTTCATGCTGCCTCCTGCTGTTTTAGTGCGCGAAGATCTGCCCTGGCTTTGGAGCGGATGCCATCCAGTTCTTCGCGGGTATATCGGTGGTTTTCGTTGTTGGATTCGAGGGCCAGTACGCGTTCTTCACCGATCTGCTCGACCAAGGCTGCACGATAGGCCTCGATATTCCCTGATTTATGAACGTTGCAGACTGGACACTGTAACCACAAATTATCTGGGTTGAAGCGCAGCTGTGGTGCAGCCGCTGTGGTGCGGTAATGTCCGGCATGCCATACAAAAGCGCTCTTAGTGCCGCATGAGATGCAGCCATAGCCGGCAGCAAGCAGCATTTCGCGACGCCAGTCGTTGAAGGCGCGCTGAGTCATCTGCACCCAGTGACGGATCGGCTTCAACTCGTTGCGACGTTCAGCGCGACGCTTGCGCCCGGCCTTCTCTGCCTCTTTCTGCTCCTTGATCCGTTTAGCCGCGGCTTTCACCTTCTCCTTTTCGCGCTCTTCCATCGCGAGGATTGCTCCGTGCTCCGGGCAGCACCAGCGGATCCGGATGTCGTGGAATTTCGGCACGAAGTATTCACCGCATACTTTGCACTTACGGCGTGATGGTTTACGCATGGGAACCACCTTGAACCTGTACCAGTGTGAGGTTTCCGCAGAACACGGCACCGGTGTCGATGTACATCTGGTTGGCATATTTCAGGGGCTGGCGAGCTGGGGTGTGTCCGAAGATAAACAGATCTGCACCGGATATAGGCGAGACAATGCCGTCCTGAGCGTCGCTAACCCGCTCACGATTCCAGATGACCATATCTTTCGGGACAGGCTTATCGAATTCATATTCGTTGTGGGGGTAGTCAGCGTGGCAGATAACGATTTTACGTTCAGCGGTAACCAGCTCGATGACGAGTGGCAACTCAGCTGCTTTGTGAACCAGCACCTTAGCCAGCACTTCTTTGTCATAGTCGAGATTGAAGAACCAGCCGCCACCATTTGCCAGCCAGTGATTGACGTTTCCGTACTCTGAAAGGCTGTCTACCATCATCTGCTCATGGTTTCCGCGCACAGCCCGGAACCACGGCATAGTAATCAGCTCCAGGCACTCGACGTTTTCCGCGCCGCGGTCAACAAGGTCTCCAACCGAGATCAGCAAATCACGCGCCGGGTCGAACGAAGCTTTTTCGAGCTCACTCATCAGCAGCGTGTAGCACCCATGCAGATCGCCAACGACGAAGATATTGCGCCAGTCAGCGCCATTAATGCGTTGATACATGCTCATGCGGATTTTCTCCTCGCTGCGAGACGCAGCCATTTCTGATCAACCAGGCGGGCGGTGTAGCCTTTCAAGGTCGGGATGTCGGACGGCTTAACCGCAGGCTTACGCTGGCGGCGCGCCGGAACGCGGAAGATTTCGTTTGTGATGACGCGTGCGAGAGGATTACCCACGTGAAGCCCTCCACTCTTGCGCCCAGGCGATGCGCTTACTGGATGCTTCGGAGAACTTCACGCCGCGGTCGGTACCGAACCAGTAAATCGCCTCGATGACGTCGACCATGTATCGCTTGCTGGATTTGGATGTGCGGACGCCGAAATAAACGCGGCCGCCGTTAATGCCAGGCGCGGACTTCTGCTCCTGGTCCTGGGTCTGATTCACCAGAACAGTGATGAGGTCCTTCCACTCTTCGCGGGTAAGCTTTTCGCCGTGCCAGACAACCTGGTCAGACAGGTCCTTCAGCAGTGGCCACATAAGACGGTTTTGCTTATCGGTGCGGGTCTCTTCCCTGGCCTCGACTACCATCGGTGCGCGAGGGTTTACCGGCAGGGTGCGAATGTACGCGATGAGGTTCTCTTTAACGGTGTCGTTAACGATGCAGTAGTGCTGTTTCATACGCCACCTCCGAGAGGTAACGCAGAATGCAGAAAATCGCAGGTGCATTTCTGCATCTGTGACAAGGTGAGGAGTTCAGATTGTGGTCGCATTTAAGTCCCCTTAAATGCGCAGAAGTCACTGACGGGTGTTCAGGCCGTCAGCAAAGAAAGTATGGACGGTTGATTCAACAAAATCAACTGAAGAGAAAGGCCTCCGAAGAGGCCTGAATTTTGTGCGTCAAAGCGGTTTTACGTCGCGCTTATCCTCGGGCCGATGAATGCGGATCGTCATTCCACTGTGGGTGGTGATCACCATGCTATCCCCAGGATTGATATCAGCCAGATCAAAAGCCTCGTAAAACGAATCCATAGCTAGGGTTTTCTCGTCTTTCCGGTTCCACCAGCGCCAACAACGGCGAAGCAGAAAACCTATAAACCAGCCATACGCTTTTGCTACCAGGTAAAACCATGCGATCACCATCGTTGCGAGAAATAACCAGTCCGTCGCGCTGAAGTTTTTGAGTTCGTCCATCACTTCACCTCCGGTTTCGGCGCTGCCGCTATCATCGCTGCCCAACACAACTTAGCCCGATGCGCCGCCTGCTGACATCCGCTCATGGCATCGTATGCCTCCCACACTTCTTCATCGCTGAAGAACTCGTCTGGCTCAGACTCAAAGCCTTCGACGATCATGTGTTCTGTAGGCTCAATCGGCACCATCACCCAACCATCAGGAATCACCGGAGAGTTGAGTTGTTCGGAATTACCGAACGACTGAAGCATGGCGGCGCGATAGGCGTTCCAGCCGACAGCTTTTCCGTGTTCAAACGCGCTGTCAAAGTCATCATCCATTTCCATCGCAGCGGGCACAGATACCGGTGCTGGCGGGGCGGCGTAATAATACTCGTCCTCAATCCCATCAACTGGTTTTGAGAAGCCGATAAAATTACCGTAATGCCAAGGATAAGGGCCGTATGGCTCAAAGGTCACCCTGCGCCAGCGATGAATGGCAGGCTCCGCTTCGAGCGATGCCAGCGCTAACTTCATCGCAGCGAGCGCCTTGGCAGCGTCTTCGTTTACTACTCCTGGCACAGCATCGCGCTCTTCTTCAAGCTCAGTGATTGTCTGCTGGAGCCATTCTTTGGTTAATTCAGCCATAACCCTAATTCCCCTTGATGCTGACTTTGACGCCAACCTTGCGAATCTCATCGGCGCATCTGTTCACGATACTCCGGTGAAACTCACAAAAAATTTTCGCCGACTGTGGCCCTAATGGGTGAACATCTTGCGTACTCGGCAGTACAACCTCCCGCGCCTCCAGCTCAGCAATCCGCCGCTCTGCGGCTTCCAGCTCATCCAGCAGCGCCAGCACATCCCGAGTAGGGACCATAAAGTTCGGCATGAAGTTATCTTTCGCCTTTTCTGCTGTTAGGCGCAGTGCCTGTTTGTCGATGTTGCTCATTGGGCGGCCTCCCCGTGGTTAGCGAATTCACCGTGTGTTTTTTCTCTAAATAACCTCACAGCTTCAATCGCACCCTCTTTGCTTTCAAATGAGCCTATCCAGGTTTCATGGCCGTTGCAGGTGCATCGAGCAACCCATTTGTTTATTCTTTTGTCCCAGGACACGCCCTTAACTCCGCTGGCATTATCGCTTCTTGTCTTCGAGTTCTGCCCATTTTGAGCGCGTGTTGCCGCCCGGAGATTCACTATCCGATTATCGGAACGAATCATGTTGATGTGATCAACCATTTCAGGCCTTTCCCCGTACATGTATAACATTGCAAGGCGGTGGGCTTTGTAATCCCTTCCATCTACGCTAATTTGAATATATCCATGCCCATTAACCCAACCCGCCATGCTACCCGCAGCTCTTCCACCACCACCTTTTTTCCGTGTGAAAATTCCTGTTTCAGGGTCGTAATGAAGTAAAGATTTTAATTTCTCTTGGGTTAATTCACACATTTCCACACCTCCCATAGACAGACAGAATCCTTTTCATCACCGCGCTGTTGCGGCACTCCTGGCAGATCACGTTTGTCTCTGTGCGCTGCACCAGCTTCGAATTACCCTTCGGCATGGCCGGTATGGTTTCCGGTGCGTATTTCATGCCGTAGCTGGTCAGCCGATACAGCCGCTGGCCGTGCTTGCCTTCGAACTCGATAAGGCCGTCTGCAAACAACGTGCTTAACGGGCCGGAAATCTTTTTGGTGTTCATGCCGATCATGGTGGCAATGCGAGCACTGTTCAGGCCCGGGTTATTACGCAGGGCTGCAAGAATCTGCCCACGGATTGTTATGGTCATCTCACACCACCCCGTTCGACTTGTTGCGGTTGTACTTCGCCTGGAGCAGCTGGATCGGCGTAGGCCCATGCTCGGCAGCCGGTGCTGCAATCGCCCGGCGTACCGGCGGTACTGGCTTACCCTCGGTGAAGCGCTTCTCCCACATGTCCAGAAGATCACCCGCCTCGCGTGCCAGCTCACCATGCGTTAACTGGCGCTCTGTGCTGCGGTGACGCAGTTCAACGCAGATGTGGTACATGACCGGCTGCGACCAGGGGAATTGCTCACTGGAGGTGAACTCGAACGAACGGTTTCGCCAGTCCCAGTATTCGGCGATCACCTGCTCAACGGTGACACCCAGCGCCCCGCCGCTCTGCTTGCACCAGGCGACGAACTGGCCCGGCGACGGCAGGAATGGGCGCTCCTGGCGGCGGGCAATGCGCATGCCGGCATCGACCTGAGCCATTGAGTGGATTCCGTTCTCCTGAAACGCCAGCAGCCACTGACGGCGGAATTCGTTCAGGTCGTCCTGGGTGCGGAAGTTCGCCATGCTGGCCGGGAACGCGGCGCGCAGCTCGTTGAACAGCTTGTTGAATACCTGCGCCACCTGCTCAACCGGCGCACGCTCCTGGTATTGCTCTGGCAGGTTATGGGCCATGCGGCTCATCTGCTCGCGGTCGTGGTTACGCATCTGCTCTGCAAGAGATTTCATCGAATCACCTCATAGGCCCAGTCAGTGTTGTTGAAGTCCAGATCTGGCTTGGCGGCTGGTTTGACAGAGAACTTCGGCTTAAACAGCCCCTGATATCCGTTAGCAATACTGGTGTTGATCACGTCTATCGGGTTATGTCCGTCTTCCATGCACTCTTTCAGCAGCTTGAATGCCTTCGTGACGGTCAGCTCAGTTTTGATTGGCTTACCAGACTGTTTGCGGTAAGCAACCCATTCCTGCCAGGCGGTTTGATTTAGCCACTCAGGAACGTCAACACTGAGCGGATCAAACTTGTCCTTCCCCCTTGGGGGATTAGAGGGGGTATTAGGTTTTATATTTGTCTTTGGAAGAATGTCTTTGGTGTTCCCTGTTTTCAGGGATACCTCTCCCTGTTTTTGGGGATGGTTATCCCTGTTTTCAGGGATGGTTTGTGTGGTGATTTTGCTATCCCCGATTTCAGGGATGGTAATAACCTGCGTTACAACTTCAGCGACCGGGAAACTGACCGGGCACTTTGCACATTTTGGCTTTGTGTAAGCCCAGCTATCCAGGAGCGTGTTAATCCCGATGTAACGTGTCTGCCCGATTCTGCGCATCTTGATGATGTTGCGATAAGCCAGGCTGAGCACAGCTTCAGAAACGTGCTTAACGGCCAGTCTGGTTTTATCTGCAATGAGACTGTTGGTGATCCGGTCCTCTTTCTTGGACCAGCCATACGTCAGGCGAACAATAGCATTCAGCACGCGGAATTCACGCCCCGAAAGCTCTACGAAACACAGGGCATCCTGAATCTGGTTAGCAAGGCGAAGATAGCCATTTTCCAGATCGGCCATGCGATTCTCCTGCTGCGCCGGTTGCTGCGCAGGGAATTTGATTACTTTGGCGGTGTTTGCCATACTTACTCCCGTTACTTGGCGTAACACAGTGTTTGGAAGGCCTTTGAAGTTACCGCTTCAAGGGCTTTTTCTTTTCTGGTGCCTCTCACATAACCCCCAGCATCGATGTGACCATCGTCATCAGCGGTCCTACCTGCTCCGGCATGAGGCGGAACAGCGACGCTATACCCTCGCTCACCTCTTTCAGCTTCTGATGCTCTGGAGCGTCCAGCAGCACGGCCTGTTTAGCTTCGGCACACTCTTTCATCGCAGTAGCGATCAGCGACATCGTGTCGTTCTGCGGCGCCAGGCGGTTGCGGTACACCAGCGGAAGAACGGACATGATTGCCGGTGTCAGCTGGCGAATGTTGTTGGCGGCGTATTCGGTGTCGCCATCAATCCAGCGAAACACTTTCTGCATCTGGCGGTGCGAGTCAGTCGGGATATCCAGTCCGGTGCCGCCGGTAGCCCGCCACTCCTCAACAATCAGAGCGGCGACAAATTCACGGCTGCGGCAATCAGCTGCCCAGGCGCGAACAGCTGCGCGGATCCCATCGATGTTTAAGGCCTTGGAATCAGGTTCCCGGCGATTCTGGTAAATCATCGCCGTTGGCGAAAATTTGTTACCTTGTTGATACGCAAGTGAATGCATTGCTTTCCCTTTCGTGGTTAGGGCCGCCGTTAAGCGGCATGGTTCTCTGGGTGTGGAAACAGGTCGGGAAGATCAGGTCGAATTTCGTGTGCCTTAATCTCGCCACCAGTAGCGTTTACGATGGCTGTTACTTTTTCCGGAGATACGGAACCACCGTTAAGCCACTTGTGAACCGCTGGCTGGCTAACGCCGCAAATATCTGCGAGTCGCTTCTGGCTGCCAACGATTTCTAAAGCTCGTTGAATAACTTTGTTCATGGATTTTACCTATCCGATTACTGGATTAATGAAAAGATAACCCAAGTTATGGGTATTGTCCATAACCCTTGTTATTTTACTCTACATAACCTCGGTTATATATTGATAAGATGAAAACATTTGCAGAACGACTGAACGCGGCTATGTCGGCCGCTGACATATCTCAAGGACAGTTGGCTGATAAAGTCGGTATATCCCAGCCTGCAATTCAAAAGATGACGTCAGGTAAAACGAGCGGCAGCCGTAAGATGGTCGAGCTAGCTCATGCTCTGGGTGTAAGGCCGGAATGGCTTAGTTCTGGAGTGGGGGAAATGCGGATTGATGGTAATGTGCCATCTGCGGCCCAACCGGTCTCGGAAACAATTGATGTCTTTCGGGTTGATGTTTTAGACCTGAAAGTAAGCGCTGGTCCGGGGTCTTTTATGATTTCTGAATTTGTTGAGGTCCTGCATGCTATTGAGTTCACAACTGAGCATGCCAGATCTCTTTTCGGGAACCGCACTCAAAATGATGTGAAGGTGATGACCGTAGACGGTGACAGCATGTGCCCAACGATTCAGTCGGGAGATCGCCTGTTCTTTGACGTTTCGGTGAGGAACTTCAAGGTTGACGGAGTATACGCATTTGTCTTCGGGCAGCACTTCCATGTCAAGCGCCTGCAGATGCAGGGCCTGCAGTTAGCCGTGCTTTCAGATAATCCGGCTTACAAAGATTGGTATGTGACAGAAGAAAATCAGGACCAGCTATACATCATGGGTAAAGCGCTTATTCACGAATCGATAGCGTACAACAAACTGTAGCAGTGGCCGGAAGAGACTTTTGGATAGAGACGAAGATGCGGCTGGTTTAATGATTCATAGCATCAACATCGCAAGATTATATTCTGTATTTCATATGGTTACAGTAACTTCGTTACGGTTAGGTTTTACGTTTGTGAGTGGGGTTGCTTGAGAAAAGTGAAAAGAAATGCAACTATTTTTTAGTTGCTACTATTACAGGCAAGGATATACTGACTGTGAGTAAACAACAGAAGCTGAGAAGTCGTTTAGGTACAATACCCAAAGATTTTACGTGGGATGAGCTAGTAACACTGCTGAAGAGTTATGGTTTTGTTGTTCTCAATGGGTCGGGATCAAGGAGGAAATTCGTTAACGCGGAGAAAAGATTGATCAATATTCACTGTCCCCACCCAGGGAGCATAGTGAAGCAGTATTCACTTAAAGATGTTAAATCTGTACTTGATGAGTTGGATAACCTATGAGCGGCATTCTTAAATATAAAGACTTTTGTGGCAGCATTGATCTTTCATACGAAGATAAGATTCTCCATGGAAAAATAGAATGCATTAATGATCTTGTGACTTATGAAGCTGAAACAATCCCTGCTTTAGAAGTAGCTTTTCGAGAGGCGGTTGACGACTACATTGAAACTTGTGAGGCCATAGGAAAAATACCAGAGAAGCCCATGAGTGGAACGTTCAACATTAGGATTGGATCTGAGCTTCATCAAAAGGCATATCTTGCGTCTATTGAGCAAGGCATAAAACTTAATGAGTTCGTAAAGCAGGCTGTAGCGGAAAAGTTGAGCACAAAAAGAGAGATTCATTATCATTTAGAATCATTTGCCGCTATATCGAAAGCTCATTTTACTACTTCAAACAAAAGGCGCACGGATTACAAATGGAGCGCGCTTGGTGAAGGGAGGTTAGATCATTGATTATCAAAGACATTCATTTTAATGGTTTTGATATCACATCTTCTCGTTTTGTTGAACGTGATGAATCTGATACAGACGGTGGTAGATTTAATGTTGATTATAAGGGGCTTAATTTTTCCTCACTTCAAGAAAATGAAGGGAATCATGAGTTTTTCCTGGACACCACGGCTATATTAAAGGCTTATAACGGCGAAGCCACGGAAGATTATTCGGATGAAAATTTAGCCTTTGAGTGTGAGGTTTCGTTTTCAATGCGATTTAAATGCCTCTCCGAAAAGGGAATTGAAGAATCTGATATTGAAAAGAACTTATGGTTCTTTGAAAACTACTTGTTTTTGTCAGGTAAATTAGCACTAGAGTCAGTGCTTCGCCATACAGTGATTGACACCATTACCTTTCCTTGGCATAGAAAGATAAATTAAATTAAACCCGGCCACCGCGCCGGGTTTTTTAATGCCTGAAAGCCCTTAGAACAGGTGATCTCCAAAGCCCTAGCTTTATGTTAAGATGTTTCCGATTGCAATCAAAGGAAACAAAAAATGAAAAAGGTTTTGGCTCTAGCTCTTGGGGTAATGATGTTAGCTGGGTGTAGCTCACGTGTAGCTGATCTGACTGTGGCTAGCACTAAAAACTACAATCTTAACTCAAACAATTTCGTCAAAGGCGCTCGCGTAACCGCAGAAGACTCTGCTCCAGTCGTGATTTTCCCTCTGGGAATCCCGAATGTAAAAACGGCTATCGACCGTGCAATTGAGAAGAACAAATGCTCTGTTGCTCTTTCTGATGTAGTTGTTACTCAGTTCAACCACTCCTTCCTGTTTGGTAAATTCGGATTTGTTATCGAAGGCACTGAAGTGATCGACCGCGGTCAACCTGGTTGTGAGAACGCCAGCTAAAAGTAGGCCCGGCCATTGAGCCGGGTTTTTTATTGCCCACCCATAAAGCTATCCGCCATTCTGCCGATAACTATTCAGCCTGAAGCTGATAACTATTCAGCCTGAAGCTGATAACAATAACTATCGCAACACTACCTGCCCGCCCCGTGCGGGCTTTTTTATTGCCCTTTCCGCACTATCTCAGCCGCATCCCTGTCAGCTCCCTTCCCTGTCACGTTTCCTGTTTCCTTCCGGTACTGCTTCAGCTTGTCGATGATGTTTTGCTGGGTCATGGGTAAATCAGCCAGTGACAATTCCATCACCGCCCGCCCCATCGCCTGAATTTTCATGCTTATACGCTCTTCATCCAGAACCATGCACATCCCTCCTGCTGTTTTTTTAAGCATAGCACTCATGATTTACAAAAATAAATTCATTTAGTTATCATTAATTTATAACTTATGTGATTGATATTATAAATTAGGTTATTGCCATCACTCATAACTAAGGTTATCTTTAACCCATCGAAACGAAACATCGACAGCTGAGCGAAGTTAGCCAGCGGCGGACAGCAAGTCGCCTGCTCATTAAGAATTCAACCAAGCAGCAAATCACCCGGAGCGCTCCTGGCAAATTGAAATGGCGCCCAATGGGATTGAGGCAGGTGTGTAACGCGTGGCGGGTATAGCACACGAAGAGGACTCCGCACCGGAATGGTTTGCTGCTCAGTTCCCGAACATCGGGGAAGCTTTACCAGCAGCTCTTTGCGAGGGGCTGACGGTAAACAAAGAGAGGAGTGTGTATGGCAGATAAAAAAACGGCGCCACTACTGCTTAACGTAGACGCCAGTGAGGTTCTCACTCAGTTCGGGGAGCTTTTAAAGTTACTTGAACTTCCAGCCAGTTCCTTTCAGGGAATTCCTGAGCATGTCATCGATCTGTTTTTTGACCGTGTCCGTGGCCTGATTGACAACATCGTCCTTAGTGATTTCGCGACCACAGTCAGCACAACTGACGCCGGTGAAATTTGTCTCAAAGTCAAAATCATCGGGCTGGTTGAACATCTCACTTCCGCAGTCAGGGCACACGGTCCGCATGGTTTGCATGAATATATCCTTTCTACTGTTGGGGAGATTAAAGAGTAAGCGATTTCTTGCTGTTGGGGAATAGCGGGAAAGCGCGCGCCGGGCGCGGATAAATATCCCGGCACCAACTGGAATGTTTTGTAGTGCAGTGAATTGCAGCTGCATCGGCGGCAACCGGAAGATAAGCACCCGGCGCTGCACCACAAAGCATTTCTCCCGCATCAGCGGGTAACGACAGAGGGTAAGGCGATGCCAGAATTTGAGGTTAATCATCAGAAAGGATTTTCTTTGCGTGAGTTGATTGATTTTCGCGCATGGACGGATCTGCAACTTTCAGAGTTATGGAGGCTGCAGCCGGGTGACGGGGTGAATGTCCAGGGGCAGTTAGTAAGACGCATCAAATAGACCCGCTCCGGCGGGTTTTTTATCGGCCATACCTCAGCAACTTCAAAGAGGTTGCTTAGTTATGACAACCGGCGGCCATCCACCGCCCATTAGCGCAGAAGTCTTGTTTAACGTTCGGCGGCGCGGCCTTAAGCGCGGAGATGATTATGAAAATTCAGGCAGGCGGACCAGCATTTCCATACGTACTTGTTAACAATTCCAGCGAGACAATGAACACATTCGGCATTGAGTTGGCTCCTGGTAAGACAGCTAACTTTAGTGGCATGACGATGCGAGATTACTTCGCGGCTAAGGCCATGCAGGGTCGATTAGCGAATCCTGACTGGTTGTGTAGCGATGACCGCACGGCAACCGAAGCATACCAGATTGCTGACGCAATGCTGCGTGCCAGGGAGGCATCATGACAGTCACCCACAACGGCAAGCAGTACACCGCCAAAAAGCTTAACGATAACGAGTGGCAGCTGACGTCGGTATCAGCACCGCGCGACAAGCTGACACTGAACCGCTGGCAGATGCATATCGCTGGCCTCCTGGAACAGGTTGAGGTGAAGGTATGATCAACCACTACGGCACCACCCCGCTCATTCGCCAGTGCGTCACGCCCGGCATGATGGCATTGCATGAAGGCCGCACCTATCGCGTCTCAGCAGTCATTCAGGAGCGCAAATGGGTGTACCTGCACACCGATGCAGAAATCATCCGCCTCAGTGACTGCGTGATTGACGTCCTTCTGGACGGTCACGGAAACCCTATCCAGCACTAACCACCCTATTCAACCGATCGGCCTAGCTCAATGCGGGCGGAATCTGCACATCCAAATTTCAGGAGTTCAGCCATGAACGCATACCTCACTTACGACCGCATCGAAGATCGGCGCTGGGTTGAACAGCAGCTCGACGACGAGAAAGAGAAGTGGATCGGCGACCGTGCACGGGAAATCATCGACATGATGCCGAAAGAACCGTCCGGCCTCTTCCACTTCACGGTCCCGATCGACACCAGCCCATACGAAGGACTTCGCAGCGATAAAGCTGGCGAGACCTACAACGATTTCATTTCGGCAGTTGCTTACGCCCAGGCGGAATACGACTGGGAACACCGTACCGGCTGCCCGTTTTAATTTTTGAGGGGATTAACGATGGCAAACGAATTAACAATCACAGCGACGTCGCTTCAGGAGATAGGCGTCGACGTCTCCACCTGGAGCGCGCTGAAGAACAGCATCTACCCTGGCGCGAAAGACGAATCGGTAATGATGGCGCTTGATTATTGTCGCGCCCGCCAACTGGACCCATTGCTCAAACCTGTCCACCTCGTCCCGATGTACGTTAAAGACTCGAAAACAGGTAAAGGCGAATGGCGTGACGTGGTAATGCCGGGCATCGGGCTTTACCGCATTCAGGCGGACCGATCAGGTGATTATGCCGGTGCCCGCGAACCAGAGTTCGGTCCAGACACGACGCAGACGCTTTCTGGTGTCGAGGTAACCTTCCCTCAGTGGTGCAAATACACCGTCTACAAGCGCATGCCTAGCGGAGAGATCGTCGAGTTCAGCGCCAAAGAATACTGGATTGAAAACTACGCCACCGGCGGCCGCGACACCACGGCGCCGAACGCGATGTGGAAAAAGCGCCCGTATGGACAGCTGGCGAAATGCGCAGAAGCCCAGGCGTTGCGTAAGGCATGGCCTGAGATTGGACAGCAGCCCACCGCCGAAGAAATGGAAGGCAAATTACTGGACGTTGATATCCGTGACGTCACGCCGCGCAGCACTACAGAAGCGCTTCCACCAGCCGCAAGCGAAGAAACCATCCAGTCCATTACCAATCTTTTGAAAGAGCTTGGTAAGGACATGGAGCAAGACTTTCTTCCTCTTTGCAGCGACATCTTCAAGCGGCAAATCCTTGAGGCGTCAGAACTCACTGAAGAAGAGGCGCAGAAAGGGTTTGGCTTCCTTCAGAAAAGGGCTAAGGCGGCAGCATGACACCAGAAATTATCCTTGCCCGGACCGGTATTGACGTAACCACTATCCAGCAAGGCGACGAGGCATGGCACCGGCTGCGACTCGGCGTTATCACAGCCTCCGAGGTGCATAACGTCATCGCCAAGCCAAGATCGGGAAAGAAATGGACAGACATGAAAATGTCCTACTTCCACACCCTACTCGCTGAGGTATGCACCGGCGTCGCACCAGAGGTTAACGCGAAGGCGCTGGCCTGGGGCAAGCAGTACGAGGAAGACGCCCGCACCCTCTTCGAGTTCACCACCGACGTGAAAGTCACGGAGTCTCCGATCCTGTTCCGTGACGAGAGCATGCGCACCGCATGCTCCCCTGACGGCCTGTGCAGTAACGGGTTCGGTCTTGAGCTTAAATGCCCGTTCACCTCCCGCGACTTCATGAAATTCCGCCTTGGCGGTTTCGAAGCCATCAAGTCTGCGTATATGGCCCAGGTGCAGTACAGCATGTGGGTGACCGGGAAAGACGCCTGGTTTTTTGCCAACTACGACCCGCGCATGAAACGCGAAGGTATTCACCACATCGTCGTTGAGCGGGATCCGCAATACATGACCGATTTCAATGAAATGGTGCCTGAGTTCATCGAGAAGATGGACGAGGCGCTGGCGGAGATCGGTTTCACGTTCGGGGAACAGTGGAAATGAAACGCACACCCTTCTACCGCAGGCCCGGACGAACCGGGCAATTCTCCGGCCTTCGTGAGCGCGTTATCTGGATGATTCAGACGCGCGGCCGCCCGGTCACCGGCAGCGAAATCGCTGAGAAGTTTGGCGTAACGCTCATTGAGTTTAACCGGGTCGCCAACGGCATTACCCGCGGCTCCGGACAGATAGCTCAGATCGTTGAGTCTGAAAAATGGCTCAACGAGGACGGCATCTGCGACCGGACATTTAGCCTGGCCAGTAAGCCAAAGGTCGTAACACCGCAGGGTAAATCGCGGCTGTTCACCCGGCGCGCCATTGAGCAATCGCAGGAAGGTAGACGGCAGGAGTGCATTGAACGTGCCGCCCGCCGTAGCCGCCTGATTGCTCAGGGCCTCTACATCGACGAAATGGAGTCAGTGCTATGAAAGCGTGGTCACTCGAAGAGCTTGCGCTGCTGTGGCGACACTCAAACGCTGAAGTCGCGGAGATTACCGGCCGCAGCATTGAAGAGGTCGGAGATAAGCGGATGCAAACCAATATTGAGCGTAATGGCTGGGATGTTAACGATCCGGAGCGGGAGGATATATGACGGATTTCACCGGAAGCAACACCCCAGCGGAGCAGCGCGACCTCTGGCGTACTCCACCAGCTCTCTTCGCTTCCCTTGATGCTGAGTTTTGCTTTCAACTGGATGCCGCCGCGGCGCCGCATAACGCGCTGTGCCGAAAGTTCATCACCGCCGAGCAGAACACGCTGGAAACGCCATGGGCTGATTGCCTGAATGTACCTGGCTACGTCTGGCTGAACCCACCATACAGCGACATCACGCCGTTCGTTAAAAAGGCCGCTGCCGAGAGCACCAATCAGATTGGGACGGTCATGCTGGTACCGGCAGACACTTCGGTTGGCTGGTTTAAGGAAGCGATCCAGACCGCCAGCGAAGTTCGCTTCATCACCGCCGGGCGGCTGGCATTTATCAACCCGGTCACCGGTAAGCCGGTAAGCGGCAACAACAAAGGGTCGATGCTCATCATCTGGCGACCGTACCCGCGTACACACTGCCACTTCGCAACGGTGGACCGGGGCGAGCTGATGGCTTTCGGGGCGAAACTTCTCGCCCGCCGGGAGGCCGCATGACGCCAGCAAATGAAAACGCCGTCCGCGCCGCCAGCCGCCGATGCACCGAGGAAATCCAGCAGGCCATGCGCAAGAAGCCAAAGCCTAACTGGAACGAAACGGTGCCTCCCATCATCAACAAGCATCACAAGAAAATAGAAGCTCTGGGAGTTAGCCTCCTGGAGTTCGTCGTATACACAGGGCGGCTTAATCGCCGCTTCGGAGCAGACCAATGAGCAAAGTGACCTTTGTTGTAGATTTTGAGAATGGGAAAGAGCCAGCAGTGCATTCCCGCATGAACATTCTTGGCGGAGAGTTAGCGGCAGTTGCGTGGAGGGATGCGATTAAATCAGAGGTTGTTTCCGTTAAAGATGGCCTGCCTGCCCCTAATCAGCAGTGTTTGTTATTTGACGCCAACGGTGAGGGCTGGGTCATTGGCTGGCGCTCAGTTTGGCTTTCAGAATGCATGACTGAAACAGGTGACTGGGACTGGAGCTATCAGATCGAGAGCCTGGATGATAAGGAAATGAACATTACTCATTGGGCACCCACTCCTCTGGTGCCAGAGGCATGAAGGAGCTAATAACCAGGTCGCTATCGCGGCCTTTTTTATTGCTGGCGTTCACATTCAACCGTATTAACCGACAGTTCCGGGAGCATTGACCATGGCCGATATCATCGATACCGCAGCAGAGATTGAAGAGCTTCAGCGTAACGCTGCCCTTTCCGCTCACCGCCTCAATCGCAACGCAGTATCAGCTGAGCGTTGTGAAGAATGCGACGAACCAATTCCCGAGCCGCGGCGCGCTGCCGTTCCCGGCTGCCAGACATGCGCGGAGTGCCAATTTATTTTAGAAAAGAGAAGAAAATTGCAGGGAGGTTAATATGTCTGATTTGAGTCATGAGAGACTGCTGCAACTCCTTGAATATGATGAATCAACAGGAGTGTTCATAAGGAAGGTTCGCACAAGCGCGAGTACTAAGAAAGGTGAGCGTGCTGGATTCAATAATGGTGATGGATATCTACGCGTCATGGTTGATGGAAAGAGATATCTCCTTCATCGCTTAGCTTGGTTCTATGTCCATAAACGTTGGCCAAAGAACGTTATTGACCATATCAATGGAGATGGAAGCGATAACAGAATCTCAAATCTGCGTGAGGCAGATCCCGAACAGAACTCCAGAAATTCAAGGCTCAGGGTTGATAATAAATCTGGAGCTAAGGGTGCTAGCTATCACAAGAGAATAGGCATGTGGATTGCCACAGCAAGATTAAACGGCAAACAAGTGCATCTTGGCGCCTTCAAAACAAAAGAAGAAGCCATCTCCGTTTCGAACCAATTTCGAACTGAGAATCACAAAGAATTTTGCAATCTGGGCTCAGCAGAAGACATCAAGAGAAACACACGCATAGCCACAATTGACGGGCTAATCGATGGGTATCTCAAAAAAACAGGCGGCAATTACAAAGGCCTTGGTGCCGCCATCGTCGATTATATCTCCCTTCTCAATAAGCTTGAATGACGCAACTGATATCCAGTTATGAGCTGGCCATTGGGTGCGAAAGCACTGCTACGTTATCCCTTTTGCCCGGCCCCGCGCCGGGCTACTTTTTGGGAGTTCACCATGCAAATAACTCTTCCGAAGTGGATTGGCTTTCTAATTATGCTGATTCTCCGCCCTGGCATTACTGCATCCTGCGCTGCATATCTGATGCTATATGCAGATGGCAGTTGGTATCACTTCCTATCTGGCGCACTGGCCTTCAAATCCTGCATCGAAACTCACGACATTTACAAAGAGGTCAGAGATGCAAGGTAATCCCGTTATCTGGCTCATAGCCTCACTTATGGCGCTGGGCGCTCTCATCTCATTTCTTCACGAACCGGAAGGTGTGCAATGGCTGTTTTTAATGTGGGCGCATTAGTCCAGAAGAAGACCGGCGGTATACATGGCGTGGTGGATAGCCAACTGGAACCGGAAGGCGTTCACCCGAAAGCCTGGGTGCGATGGGATGACGGCAATTATTCAGTGCACGCGGAAAACGAATTACGCGCGGCCACACCCGACGGCCCGCAGTTTTATAAAACAATGTCATAGGAGGGGAGATGGTTACAGCAGAGCCACTCACTGCGCAAAAGGCAGCGAAACTCCTGAAAGTCTCACCGAGAACTGTCTACCGTCTTATCGACTCGGGGCAGCTGGCCGGGAAGAAGATCGGGAACAAATACCGCACAACCGACGTTGCCTGTATTGCGTATTTACATGACCCGCGCGATCCTGTTTCCGCGAGCGCGGGTGAACATAAAGGAGAAATTTTATGTCAATCACCCTCAGAGGCGGCGTCTGGCACTGTCATTTCGTTACGCCGTCAGGGAAAAGAATTAGACGATCTCTTGGTACGGGGGACAAGAAACAAGCGCAGGAGCTGCACGACAAGCTGAAGGCTGAAGCGTGGCGGGTTGATAAAATTGGAGAGCTGCCGACGAGGACGTTTGAGGAATGTTGCATCAGGTGGATCCGCGAGAAGGAGCATAAGCGGTCCCTCGATGACGATAAAACCAAAATAGAATATTTCTTGCGGCATTTCTCCGGCCGGGATATTTCAACCATCACGGCTGATCAGGTTCATGAGGCTGTTTCGAAGATGGTCAACCGTAAGCATATTCAGGTCTGGGAGTCGCGCAGGGACGCGGCTATACGCCGGGGGAAGGAACCGCCTCCTTATGTTGAGAAACCGGTAAGCCAGGCCACAAAGAGCCAGCACCTTTCGTTCATGCGATCTCTGTTCAAGGCTGCGGCTAATGACTGGGGCTGGATTAAAACGGCCCCGGTTATAAAAACGAAAAAGCCGATCAGCAAACGCATCCGATGGCTGACCAGGGACGAGGCAGAACGGTTAATTGCCTGCATGCCGGAGTCGATAAAGCCGGTGGTGATATTTGCACTGGCAACCGGCCTGCGCCGCTCCAACATCATTGATCTGGAGTGGCAGCAGGTCGATATGCAGAGAAAGGTTGCATGGGTAAATCCGGAGAACGCGAAGGCGGGCAAGGCTATCGGCGTGGCTCTGAATGATACCGCATGCAGGGTGTTAAGGGATCAGATCGGGAAAAGTTCCAGGTGGGTATTCGTTCACACGAAGCCATCAACGCGCCCGGATAAAACCGTCACTCCGGCTGTCCGAAAAATGCGAGTGGATGACAATGTCGCCTGGCGCATTGGACTGGAAAGAGCGGGTATAGAGGACTTCCGTTTTCACGACCTCCGGCATACCTGGGCGAGCTGGTTAATTCAGTCCGGCGTGCCGTTGTCAGTTCTGCAAGAAATGGGCGGCTGGGAGTCCATCGAAATGGTCCGTCGATACGCTCACCTGGCACCGAACCACTTAAGCGAACACGCACGGAAAATTGATGCCATTTTTGGCAACCATGACACAAATACGACACAAGGAGAAAATCAGGCTGGCTTGAAACTGGCGTAAGCGCCTGTTTTTAAATGGCACGCCCTGTAGGATTCGAACCTACGACCTACGGCTTAGAAGGCCGTTGCTCTATCCAACTGAGCTAAGGGCGCACGGAGAAGAGTGTACTTCGCGGTGGTGAAACGCCTGGAATTATACGGTCAATGCGTAGTGAGTCAATGCCTTTTCCGCCTTCTCTGGCGATAATGACTAGCTGATTGTAAATACGGCTGTTTTTTCAACATTTATCCCTCTTTTACGGGCTGCGAAAAGGCTTAGCCGCTTTTAAGTAACGCCTGCTGTTTTCCTGTTTACTTCACCTTCACACTGTCCTGCGGTATCCCGGCCGCCTGGAGGCTGGAAGTGAACAGGACGACGGAGTGACAGCGCCAGAGCAGACAGGTTTTCCCTCGTGCGTGCAGCACATCTCACACGACATTACAGGCATTAAGCTTGAACCTATTGTCGCCCTCTCCTCTTCACGCGCGGTGGGGGCCGAAGTGCTCAGCGTGCTGTCGCCGCATCAGCAAAGCGAAAGCTTTTTCCAGGACTGGTCAGCCACCCGGGCGCTTGTTTTGCTGGAAGCACAGATCGCCGCGTTAAAAAACCCCTTCCCTTGTGACAACCTTTTCATAAATTTGCCGATAACCGTTCTGACCATACCGGAAATGTTCCAGCGTTTACTGCAACTTAACAGCCCACCGCTGAACATTGAACTCGTGGAACCTGCCTCGTTCTTTTCACTCTCAGACCCGGTACGTCAGAGGGTGAGTTGTGCGCTTCAGCAGTTGACCGCGCGGGGACACCGGATCTGGCTGGATGATATTGATGAAGCGTCAGGGCAAGCATTTTTATCCTGTCGCCTGCCGTTATGCGGAATAAAAATCGATAAGATCGCTTTCTGGCGTTTACGTGAAACGCCGGCGCTGACACAGCTGGTCACCCTTTGTTCAAAAATTGCTGCGAATGTGCTTATTGAAGGCATTGAAACAGAACGGGACCGTACATGCGCGCTTCATGCTGGCGCGCGCTTCGGTCAGGGATATTATTGGCCATCCTGGAGATGGCAGGAGGACTGA